GGCGCACACACAGACCCTAGCCCAGTACCCGCTATTGCAACAGCAGTCTGGACAACGGAAGTAGTGTCTGCTTACGAAGCAATGGTAGCAAGCCAAGCTAGAGGGGTTTAATATGTCCATCATTCTTGACGGAACTAATGGCATTACAAGCGTAAATGGCGCAGCTTCTTTAACCGCTGCTGGGCCTGCTTTTGGTGCTTATGCTAGTGGAACTGTATCTGTAAGTGCAAACACAAATACTAAAATTCCATTAAATACAAAAGAATTTGATACAAACACTAATTTTGATAATACAACCAATTACAGGTTTACCCCAACTATTGCTGGGTATTACCAAATAAATGGTGCGGTAACTTACGCTGCAACTGCAAGCGTATCTTATTCTTATGTGTTGATTGGTAAAAATGGTTCTGCATATAAATGGGGTAGTAACGTACCTAATAATTTATCTAACTATACAGAAACATTTGTTTCAACCGTTGTATATTTAAATGGTTCTACTGATTACATAGAACTTTATGGGTTTATCAATGGCGCAACTGTTAGTACAGTATCTGGCCAAGCATATACATACCTTAATGGTTCATTAATTAGGAGCGCATAATGTTGATTGACCAAATTAAAGCAATATACCCATCATTAACAGATGCTGATTTTATGCCTTACGGAACTATACATTTGCAAAACGATAGCGATGGCAAAGGTGACTACATAAAGTCATGGACAAACAGTAACCCACAACCAACGGAAGCCCAGTTACAGGCTACTGGTAAATGAATTACAAATGGCAAATACTGGAACTAAGCGCAGAGGGTGAATTAATCACCCATGCAAAGTACCATTTAAGCCTGACTGACGGTACAAACACAGTTGATACTGAGGGCAACTGGTATTTTGCCAATCCTGTTGCTAACATTCCTTTTAGTCAAGTTACAGAGGAATTAGTCTCAGAATGGATAGAAAATGAATCTATGAGGGATGGAAAAAACCTCATAAAATCAAGATTAGAGGAACAGATTGCCTTGCTTGAGAAATCAAAAGTAGTTGTTCCTCCTTGGAAACCACAAGTTTTCACACCTAATTTAGGATAAATATGAGTCAAGCTATAGACATCATTTCTAGGGCATTAAAGGATATTGGAGCTTTGGAGGCTGGGGAGACACCAACTCCAGAATCTGCCCAAGATGCTTTTGACATGCTCCAAGACATGCTAGACCAATGGTCTAATGAAAGCATGATGGTGTTTTATAAGAATGAGATTATTTTTCCTTTAATTTCTGGGCAAACCCAATACACCATAGGGCCTGGGGGTCAAATTGGAGCCATATTTACTGGTTCTATTTCTGGAAATATCCTCACCATTACCTCAATTCAATCTGGTGGAATTTCCATAGGAATGACACTTTCTGGGTCAGGCATTACTAATGGCACAAAAATACAGCAAATGCTCACAGGAGCTGGTGGGAATATAAATGAGGCAGGCACTTACCTCTTAAATGTTAGCTATTCAGCACCCATTTCTAGTGAAACCATCAATGCTTATTACTACAGACCTTTGGCTATAAATTCTTGTTTTGTCAGAATTAACACATATTCCAATGGTCAGCCCATCACAAATGGTGGATTAGATTATCCTGTTTCTGTTCTAAATATTGAACAATATGAGATGATTGGCTTGAAAACTTTAAATGGCCCTTGGCCTAAAGCTCTGTATTATGAGCCTACAGAAACATTAGGTAATCTATATGTTTGGCCTAATCCTAGCCAAGGTGAAATGCATATATTTGTGGATCAATTGTTCCAACAATTTACCTCAATTAATGACAATATTGCTTTGCCACAGGGTTACACAATGGCAATGAGATGGTGTTTGGCTGAAAGATTAATGCCTATGTATGGAAAGGCAAGTCAAACCCAGATTGGGATGATTATGAAATACGCGGCTCAGGCCAAAGCCACAGTAAAAAGAACAAACATGAAACCTCCAATGGTTTCTACATATGCTGATTCTTTGTTGGTTGGCAGACAAAAAGATGCGGGTTGGATATTGTCTGGCGGGTTTTTTAGATGAGGAGCATAAATGCCTGAATTTGGCTTTGTTGGCCCTAGTTATGGTGCTCCCTCTATCTACCAAGATGACCAAGAGTGCATTAACTGGAGGCCTGAGATTGACCCACTTAAACAGCCTGGCACTAGGGGTGTGGTTGCTCTGTACCCAACTCCTGGCCTCACCACTGTGGTTTCATTTCAGAATCAGGCTCCAGTTAGGGGATTAAGAGCTGTCTCAGGATCCAATCAATTAGTAGCTGTCTGTGGTCAATATGTTTATTCACTGACATCTAGTTTAGTTCCTACAATTATTGGTCAATTAACTACCTCAAGTGGTCAGGTAGGAATTACTGATAATGGAACCAATGTCTATATTGTGGATGGTCAAAATAGATATACATGGAGGATTTCTAGTCCCTCATCTGCTGTTTTTACTGCCACAATTTCAGGAACCACATTAAATGTGACTGCTGTGACCAATGGAACCATAGCTGTTGGACAAGCATTATTTGGCATTGGTGTAGCTAATGAAACAGTGATTACAGCCCTTGGATCTGGATCTGGAGGCATTGGGACATACACAATTAATTTGTCTCAGACTGTATCAACAGCAGAGAGGATGAACTCTGCCAATGTGGCGGCAACACTGACAGGATCCATTTCAGGCACAACTTTGACTGTGACAGCCATTACAGGGACACTGTACCCAGGCCAGACCATCCAAGGAACCAGTGTAGCAACCAAGACTGTAATCACAGCTCTAGGCTCACAGACTGTATTGAGTGGCTCTATAGTGACTGCAGGCACTGGCTATGCTGTCAATGATATTGTGACCATTGTGGGTGGTGTTTATGGGCAAAGCCCAGCCACATTCACAGTGACCTCAATCAGCACTGGAGGGGTGGTTACAGGACTTTCACTGACTAGCCCTGGAGCCTACACAGCCACACCTACAAACCCTGTTTCTGTGACAGATTCAGGTGCTGGTACTGGGTTGACCTTAAACTTAACCTTTGGCACAGGCTCTGGTGGAACTGGATCTTATATAGTTTCAGGCTCTCAAACTGTTAGCTCAGAAACCCTTTATGCTCTGAACTTTACTATTTTGCCCTCTAGTGATGGTGCATTTAGTAGTGCAGATGTAGTGGATACTGTGGACAATTATTTTGTCTATAACAGGCCAAATACCCAACAATGGGGTGCAAGTAATCCACTTTCACCTATTTCTTATTCACTGAGTTTTGCCTCAAAAGATGGCTCTCCTGATAATTTAGTGTCTTTAATTGTTGACCATAGGGAAGTCTATTTATTAGGGGAAGTATCTTCTGAGGTTTGGGTAGATACTGGAACTTATCCATTTCCATTTCAGAGAATCCCTGGCACAAGCACTCAGCATGGCATTGTGGCTCCATTTTCTGTGGCTAGATTAGGCAATTCTTTTGCTTATTTAAGCAGAAATATCAGAGGCCAGTCTCAAATTGTTCAGATGAATGGTTATATTCCACAAAGAATATCCACTCATGCTGTTGAAAATACCCTAGTCAATGAGTATGTTGAGGATGCAATTGCCTTTACTTATCAGTTAGAGGGACATGAAGTTTATGTCATTTCTTTCCCAACTTTGGATTTAACTTGGGCATTTGATATAACCACAGGAATGTGGCATAAATGGCTTTGGTGTGATAACAATAATAAATTCCACAGACATAGGGCTAATTGCTCTGCTGTGTTTCAGAATATGGTCTTGGTTGGGGATTGGCAAAATGGTCAGATTTACATGCTTGACCCATCCAATTACACAGATTCTGGTCAATTTATTAGGAGGGTCAGAAGAGCACCTCATTTGGTCAGTGACTTGCAAAGGCAATTTTTTGATGAGTTGCAGATCCAGTTTCAGCCTGGTGTGGGGACTGTAGGGCCAACTGTGGTCACAGGCAATGTAGTGGGTCAAAACCTAATAATTGCTCCAACTCAGACCTTTACTATTGGTGTAAATGACATTATCATCATTGGTGTTCCAAATCAATTATTGTCTAGCCAAGTCCAAAGTTATCCACAAGCTATGCTCAGATGGTCTAGTGATGGTGGATCTACATGGTCTAGAGAATATTGGGTAACTATTGGTCAAGAGGGAAGATATAGAAACAGGGCTATTTGGAGAAGGCTTGGAACTGCTAGGGATAGAGTTTTTGAGGTTTCCATGACTGACCCTGTATTTGCTGTAATTGTTTCCTCTAACCTGAAAGCAAGTGAGGGAGAATCATGACCACACAAATCAAGGCTTATCCACAGACAGAGTTATTGGATCAATCAACTCAAAGGCCAAGTAGAGCTTGGCTACAGTATTTTCAGAATTTGTTGAATTTCACATCATCACCTACAGCCACAAAGGGAGGAGCTATTTTGCCTAGTGCTCCAGTAGGGTTTATGAATGTAACAATAAATGGGCAAAACTTCAAAGTTCCTTACTATAACCAATGAATCATTCAGATATTTTTAAGACCTTAGAGGGTAGGATGGACTTTGATCCTAAGACAGTCCATAATTTTTCTGATGGTTTGTATGCAAAAGAAATGACCATCCCAAAGGATTTCTTTGTGGTTCAGCACATCCATAGCTTTAGTCATTTGAGTATTTTGGCTAAAGGCAAAGTTATTGTGAGAACTGATAATTCTGAAAATACTTATAGTGCTCCTAGCTGTATTGAAATAAAATCTGGTATACACCATTCAATCCAAGCATTGGAGGATTCTGTTTGGTTTTGTATTCATGCCACTGATGAAAAAGATGAGTCTAAGGTGGATGAAGTTTTGATTAAAAGGGGTTAATTATGCCAATTGGAGTAGGAACCGCATTACTTGCATCTGGTGGTTTAAGTGTATGGGGTGCTAACAAACAGGCTAATGCCGCACAACAAGCCGCGCAGTTGCAATACCAAGCCGCACTGCAAGCCATTGCAGAGCAAAAGGCTGAATTTAACACTATTCAACAAGAACAAGCTCCTCAAAGACAACTTGGTTATAACTCTATTAATCAACTTGGTTCACTTGGATCTGGTACTTATCAGATTTATGATGCTAATGGAAACCCAACAGGAACCTCCACAGGATCTGGTTATTTAACTCATCAATTTGGATCTGGTGATTTAAATGCTCAAATGGCTCCTAACTATGGTTTTGTGCTTGACCAAGGCCAAAGGGCTACACAAAATGCTAATAATGTGGGTGGAGGTTTGATAGGTGGAAATGCACTTACTGGGTTACAGAATTACACACAAGGGTTGGCTGGGACTCAATACCAAAATGCTTTTACTAATTACCAGAATCAAAGAAATAATATTTATGGGATATTGGCTGGACAGGCAGGCATTGGTCAAACAGCCCAAAGTGCTGTGAACACTGCGGGCCAAAATGCCACAAACAACATTAGCAGTCTTGGAGTTGGTGGAGCTAGTGCTTTGGGTCAAGGCCAAATTGCATCTGCCAATGCTTATGGTGGACTTACAAATACTTTGGGAAGTGGTGCTACTTTATGGGCATTGCTAAATCAAAAGCCTAATGTACAAGCTCCACAAGGCTATGATCCAAATGCAACAATTGGCCCTAATACTCAATCTGGTGGTGTGCCAGGTGCACAAGCATAAGGACTAACATGGCAGGCTTTAATTTTTCACCTATTGCAATTCAACAACAGCCTCAGACATCTCTGGGGGATATGCTTAATATTGCTAAAGGAGCACAGGCTTATCAACAGGCTCAACAATTAAATCCTTTGCAAATTGAACAAGCTCAAAGAGCTTTGCAAAAACAGCAAATGGATATTGAGCAAGCTAGGATGATGAATCCAATAGCTTTAAAAGAGGCTCAAGCTAGGGCAGAATCTGCTGTTACTGGAGCACAACAAGCTAAACAAAATTATTTAGTTTCTGGTGAAGATTACGCTAGGAGAATGATTAATGCTTTACCAAAACTTGATAAATTTAAAGATAAAGAAGGTAATGTAAATCAAGATGCATTGGCAGAATCTTTAGGAATTATTAGATCATCTACAGAAGCTATAGGACTGCCAAAACATCCATCTAATCTTTTAGGTCAAATGGAAGAGGCTATTGCTAACAAAGATTATGCAAAATATGAAAAGCTAAGATTAACCTCTGGTGGTAGTTCTGGATCAACATCTGAACAATTCAGTGCCAAATTCCCTGCAGTTCAGCTATCTAATCTTGGTGGTCAACAGCAAGCAGTTGCTACAGGAAATCCTGAGATGGCTGAGACAACTCCAGGCACTGCTGTTGGAAAACCAATTGCAACAACAATAGCACCACAAGTAGTAACAGACCCAATAACAAAACAACAAATTGTCATTGGAGGTCAAAGAGATGTATCTGGAAACCCAACTGGAAACATTACAAAAAGTGGCCCTCCTGTTGCTCAAACTGCTCCACAAACTACAACAGCACCTCCAACTGCAACAACTCCAAGAGCTACTACTGGAACAACACCTCCAATGGTAATGTCTCCAAGTAAATTTAATCCTCAATTGATTCCAATGTCTAATGAGTCTCCTGAAAACTTTAATGCTAGGATTGCGGCAAATCAAGCCTCATTGGAAAAAGCTAAAGATCAATTTAGTAATGCAAAAAGTGAATATGGTCATTTGCCAACAATTAGAACTGTTAATGACCACATCATGGAATTGCTTAATGATGCTGATGTAAGGCCTGGTGTGGTGTCTAATTACTTGGCAAAACAAACTGGCAAAGGCTCACTCAATGATAAAGAAATTAAATTAACAAAATATCTTGAGCAAAGAATTCAAAACTTATCTGCCAAATCAGATGCTGATGCAGAATTTAAGAGGGATGCTTATGGTTCATTTAATATTGGTAAAGAGCCATTAAAAGAAATTGTTAGACAAGATAATACTTGGCTTACTCAACAAGAATTACAAGCCAAGGGCATACAAAACAATGCAGGATCACAAGTCAATCCTAGACTTGGAGCTGTTCAAGGATTCAATAATGAATTTTCAAAGATGGCTACAAGTAAAGATTTCCCTGATTTAATGAGATATATTTCAATTGTTGGGGAAGATCCTAAGAAATTATTGATTAAATCTTATGAAGATGACCATGCAAAAAACTTTTTAGGTAATATGAGTTTACAAAGAAGGCAAGCATTGGAACAACAAAGGCAACAATTATTGAAACTTGTTGGAGGCCAGTAATATGGTCATGTCCACATCACAGCCTAAAGAATATGATATTAATCAGTTTCTTGGGTCTTTGCCTGAACCAAAAGCTAAAGTGCAAGAGCATGATATTAATGAATATCTGCAAAATGTAAAGCCTACAGTTCAGCCTCAAGAAGTTGATATTACAAAGCCTTATATTGCTATTAGGCCTATTAGAAGTAAGCAAGCAATTGCTGAACAAAAGCCAATTGATTATTCTAAGGTTGTTCCTGAAATAGCTAATTTGGCAAACATCCCTGCCAATTTGCCAGGAGCTGTAGCCAATGTTGGAGCCTACACTGGAGCTAGATTGGTTGGTCAATCACCAGAGCAAGCCTCCAAGACTGCTGAAAGTGTCAGTGAGCCTATTACCAATTTGCCAAGTAAGATATTAGGCACTGAGGGATATAAAAGCAGATTAACAGATCCTATTAACAATTACATTGCATCTCATATTAATGAAGGTGCAGAAGTTATTGCAAAAAATTTACACATTCCTGTTCAAGATGTACAACAAGGAATTAGTGCATTAGGCTTGGTTGCTCCATTAGGTGCTAAATATGTTGCTCCATTAGGTTCAACAATTAGAAATGTGGCATCAGATATTAGAGGTTTAAGATCTGATTTAACAAGTCAATTTGAGGCTAGAAAAGCTCCTACAGTTTCTTCAGTTGTTGGAGAGAAATCAAATTTGCAAAGTGGTGGAGCAGCGGCCACTGCACCAGAAACTTTAGTTCAAGCAGAATTGGAAAAAGCACATCCAACTCTAAAATCTCAATTAGCTAATAAACCCACAAATACTTATACACCAGAAGATTTAAAAGCCTTAGAAATTCATAATAAATTTTCACAAGTTGATCCAGACTTTATCCCAACTGAGGGAGAGGCTAGACAAGATATTGCAAAAATGTCTGATGAATATAACCACAAAGCCTTGCCAGGTAATGAGCTTTTGAGGGAAAAATTTGAACAAAGAAATCCATTATTAATTAAAGGCTTTAATAATGTTAAAGAACAATTTGCTCCAGACCATTCTGGAAAAAGTTTAGAGGATAAAGCAAATAATATTCTTGAAGATATTAAACTCAATAGAGTAGATAAAGATACTCAAGCAATTAAAGATGCTTATAAGAGTCTTGAAGATTTAGGTGGTGGTAAGTTTCCTATTGATTCAGAGGCATTTGCAAAAAATGCAATGAATAAATTAACAAAAGAAACTGATGACATTGACCATTTGCCAGAAGTTTGGCAAAAGAAACTCAATAGATATTTGCCACAAGAAAAATTAGATCCCAAGACTGGTGAAGTAATTGGAACAATTCCTCCTGAAAGGGATATGAATTTTAACCAATTTGAAAATCTTAGAACTCAATTGGCTACAGCAAGTAGGGCAAGCACAGATGGAAATGTGAGGAATGCTCTTGGTCACATTAGAGATGCATTAGAGGAATTACCACTTAAAGGTGAGAATGCAGAACAAAAAGCAGTTGCAGACCAAGCTAGAGCTTTATTTAGGACACAAAAACAATTAATCACACCTCCTACAAAAAACAAGCCAAATCCTAATTACAACAAGGCTTATGCAATTGCTTATGATGACCCAAGGACACCAGAGGAAATTGAAAAATTAATTCCTCATCCTGATGCTAAAAACTTTTTTAAGACATTAGTAACAAGTGATAAAGCATCACAATCTGATATTAATAGATTAATTAATTTAATTGGAGAAGGTTCCAAGTCTCATCATGAGTTGATTGCTGGGCTAGTGGATCACTTGAAAACCAATGCTGGAGTTGTCAACACTGAGTCTGGTGAAGTTGGTGCAATTTCACAAAAGAATTTGAACAAAGAACTTAATAATTTAGGTTCAAAACTAGATTTGGCTATAGGCTCAGAGGCGGCCAACAGGCTTAGAAACATTGGTGATGTAGCTAGACTATCTGAGCATGTTAAGAATGCAGAGGGTGGAAATGCAAATGTATCTCAAACAGCTATTACATCTGAAAGGGAAGCGGCTAAAAAGGCCATCAAAGATGTTGCCCTTGGAGTTGCAGAGGCTGGTGGAAATGTAGCAACTGGAGGCAAACTTGGACTTGTTACATCAATCACCAAACCAATTCTAAGAGCCAGAAATGAAAGACTTGCATTAGAGGAGGCTAAGAAAGCACAGCAAGAACAGTTAGCAAAAACAATTTCTAGAACTGCAGGCATTAACAATATTAAGGACATAGGAAAATGAGTGTCAATCTTTCACCAATAGGTAATGGATTTCAATTTTTTACTACCACTGGACTGCCATTAAATGGTGGATTTATCTACACCTATCAGGCAGGCTCCACAACTCCTCTGACCACTTATTCAGACAATGGTGCAGTTTTTCCTAATACCAATCCTATTGTTTTGGGAACAGATGGTAGGCCACAGAATGAGATTTGGTTGACTTATGGCTATAACTACAAGTTTGTATTGACTGATAGCAATAATGTGACTATTCAGACTTATGATAATTTGTATGGAATTATTGGAGTTCAATCTACAAGTGGTGGTGGTGGAGCTTATGTTCCATCAGGCTTGATTGCAATGTGGTCTGGAGCTATTGGAGCTATTCCTAGTGGATGGTTGCTTTGTGATGGTACTAATGGAACACCAGATCTAAGATCATCTTTTATAGTGGGTGCAGGCTCCACTTACTCCCCAGGTGCTACTGGAGGCTCTACAGATGCTATTGTGGTGTCACATACTCACACAGCTACATCTAGCTCTACCTCTACGGTGACTGACCCAGGCCACTTCCATGCTTACCAAAAGGCTACAGTAACAGCTCCTCAGTCTGGTAGTTCAACTGCGGTATTTACAGCTAATTCATCTGCTAATACAGATTCAGCAACAACTGGAATATCTGTAGCAACATCCACAACAACTACAAATCAAAGCACTGGTGTAAGTGGCACAAATGCTAACCTACCTCCTTACTATGCTTTAGCTTACATATTCAAATCATGAGTACAGAATCACCCATAGATCTTGTTAAGTATGGTGTTCTTTGGCAAAAAGTAGAGAACATGGAACAAAAGATTGACAAGCTAGAAACAGGCATGGAAGAGTTGCTCAAACTTGCTAACCAAGGTAGGGGTGGGTTTTGGGCAGGGATGGCAATAGTCTCTGCTCTGTCTAGCATTTCTGGTTATGTAGTACATTTTTTTCAGAATAAATAATGCCATTCATGCTTGCTATCTCTGCTGTATCTGCTATTAAGCAAGGTGTAGCAATGTATAAAGAGGCAAAGCAAGTAGGTCAAGAAGTCTTTGGCATTTATTCAGAATTAAGTGATTCACTTGGATCTTTTTTTGACCATCAAGAAAAAGCCATTGCAGAGGTTAAACAAAAAGAAAAGAATCCTCCTAAAGGCAAAAGCATAAAAGCTCAAGCTCTTGAAAATGTAATCAAGAGGAAACAACTTGAACAGGCAGAGGAAGATTTAAGGCATACCCTTATTTATGACTCACCTCCAGAATTAGGTGCTTTGTGGTCTGATTTTCAAAAAGAAAGAGAAAAATTAGAAAAAGACAAAGCCAAGTTTGACCAAGAGCAAAAAAAAAGGACAAACTTGAGGAGAGAGAAAGAAAAGCAAGAAAAGAAAAGTGGGATCTTAGAATTGCAATCTGTATTGCAGTCTTGGTGGTCATCATCACAAT